TAACTAAACTTTTCATATATTTCGTTATCTTCATCTTCTGCAAAATTTAATTTTACTATTTCTTCAACATGGCTTTTAAATCTATCAGCACCACCAGCAAATCCCATATTGTCAAAAACTTTATTTAAAGAAAATCTTGTCCTCATTGCCATAGGTACTTTTCTTTTTTTAGTAAAATATGGGTCTGCTTTAGTATATACACCCATCATTCCTACTACCTTTCCAGCATCAGGATTTGGTATTTTTTCAATAATATTTGTTACTGCAAACATTCCATTAGGATTTATAATACCTATATCTTCTTGAAAATCTGTTCTTACTGTTTCACGAATTTTAGCTATTGCATCTGCTGTTGAAATAAATTTATCATCACCAAAATGTGACATTGCTTGATATAAAATAACTTCATCAACAAACTGATTAGCTTCTGCTTCACTCATAGCTTCACTAAAATAAGGTCCGTCCATTAAATCCGTCATTATTTTATTTTTTAGTTTTGTTTCTGTTGGTTCATCTATGCCTAAGTCTTTACCAATAGCTAATACCCAAGAATCTTTTTCGGCTTTACTTCTATTAAAATGTGTAAAGGCTTTAACAAATTGTTCTTCATTCGTATCAATTTGCATATACTTATCAATCGCCAACATTGTTTCAAAAAACTTTTGTGCATTTGTTCCTGAAAAAAATGTATCATCAATAACATCAGAACGTCCTGTTGATGACCTTTGATATGCTAAATTGTTCCATATCTGATATAATCTAAAACCTACTTGTCCATCAGGGTCAGCACCTAAATTACCTGAAAGATATTTTGTAGCTAAATCAATTAAAGATGGGTCAACTTGTCCATACTTTTTTACTAAAGCAGTATAATCTTCACTTGAATAATCTATCGAGTTATCTTCTAAAACAAGATTTTCATTTTTCATTGCTTCTTTTAATACTTCTTTTCCACCAGCTATACTGCCATAATCTCCTGTATAAACAGATTCAGCAGTTTTTGTAGCAACTAAACTATTAATAGTTCTTTCTATTTCTTGTTTAATATTATTAAATCTTCCTGTCTTTGGAATTGAATCCATAGCTTTTTGAATCTCTGGTGACATTTCACCTTGAATCCATTTGTTCTCTCTCCAATCAACATTAACACGCTGAGCCTGTGCTTTGTTTAAAGTAGCCATATGTGATGTTATTGCTTGTTCAACATAATTAAATGTATTTTTATTTTTTAATTTTTTATAATCTGTTTCAGAAAGAAAAGGTTGCATCTCTTCTATCTTTTCTTCATTTATATTATACATTGAAACAGCTTCACTAAAGTCACCTGTTTCCATTGCATTAGAAACAACATTATTCATTTCAATAAAATTAACACCCATCTGTTCTAAGAAACTTGTGTTAATTTTTTTCATTGCATTTTTATGTTGATTAATAGTTACATCTGTTAAACCAGCTCCAACTAATTGAGTACCAAACTGTTGAACCATACCTTGATATTGTTGAGGTGATGCTTTAACAAAACTAGCTATAAGTTCAGTAGCTTTCTCTTGATATAATGCTGGATTATTCATCATATCTCTATTGTTTGGGTCTAATGAAAACTTCTTAAGTTCGAGTCGCATTGAATGTTCGATACTATCTATGTATCTTTTATTCATAGTATTTTGAAAACTCTGAGTTGCTATCCTACCAAATGTAGCTGGTGTATCTACAATCTCTACAAATCCCTCTTCAGGATTTAATTTTTTCATTTTGATTGTATTTGCAGTTTCGATACCTTTTGCTTTTGCTTCTTCTGCACCTCTTTGAAATGCCACACCCATCATATTCGTAGCTGTGTTTGCAATATCTTTTGCTAGTTCAGCATTTGCATCAAATGTATCTGATTTAATAATACCAACTGGTTGTACTGATTGTTCTCTTTTTAATACTTTAATAGCCATTATGTTTCTATATCCTGTATTTTCATTATGCCTGATGTTCCTATATTAACAGCATTTAATAATGAACTTCGTCTTGCATATGTTGCTCTTTGACTTGCAGAATCTAATGTACTTTGCATCATTATATCACGCTTTTCTTGATTTGCTTTATGCTGTAATTTTATAGAAGCAACATCTTGTTGTACTGTATCATAATTCTTTTGATATAATGCTAACATTGATGGGTCATTTATATTTCTTCCCATCATTGCAGTTGCAACTAAATTAGAAGCTGTAGCTTCAGAAAAATCTTTTAGTCTTTCTGTAACAGCAGTTTGAGCTTGTAAGTCAGCAAGCTCTTTATCTTTTTGCATTTGCTTAACATCTCTTATTGCTCCTGTTATAGCAGACCTTGAAGCAGAAGAACCCATTGCAAGTGAACCAGTTACACCTACCATTGTAGATAACATTAATAGTTGTGGTGCTGGAACACACATTAGAACGCTACCTCTACTATCATACCATTTATTTGTAAATCCAATGGTGCTGTTTGTGTTATTTCGACTCTTGGGTCACGACTATATCCTAACAATCTAAACTCCTTTTTGCCTGTAAATGGATTAAAAGCCATTTCATCATTTGTAACAGTATCTGTAACACCTTGAATTATTAAAGGTATTGTATTTACTGATACAGATAAAGTAGATATTAAGTCAAGATTTACTCTTGTTATTGCTCTTGGCTCTCCTGTTAATGGACCCCCAGCAACACTTGCATCTACTGGTAATGTTTTTAAACTGCTTGTAAAACTAAATCCTATTTCTGCTGTGTTTATAAGTTTAATTGCTGATACATTTATTTGATTACTTCCCATAGTAAATGTACCAATAAAATTATTACCTTCAACTACAGCTAATGATGCACCATTTGCAAAAGGCGTTGATGTTGTAAAGATTCCACTATTAGTAGATGTTGCTGTATATGTTTTGGAACAATCTAATCTTGATGTAGTTTTAAGTTCTTCTAATACATAACTATTAGTTCCACTACCTAGATTTCTTACAGTAGCTACAAATACTCTATCATCAATAGCTACAACTGAATGATACCTACCAGTAGTAGACCATTTAACAAATCCAGCTTTCTCTTCATTTCGAATAGAATGAAAGACAGCCATGCTTCCATCATCATTTATTATAAAAGCATATTGTTCAGGTCTATCAAATGCACCTTTTACAGATGCCATTTGTATTGGATTACTTATAAGATGTGATGATATTAATGATAATGGTGTAGATACATACGCTGATTCTTTATCACTAAATAAAAACTCTCTAATAGTTTTACCAGTTTTTTGAACATAAAGTGTTGCACCATCAAAAGGTAATGGCTTAACAAATGAAGCACCATATGGTGTTTGTCTTCGTATCTGTGCATTAGTTGGTGTAAGACCTTTATCAGCAAAAGATGGTATATAAAGTTCTGATGTAGTTGTAAAGATTTGTAAATCACGATTAGCTGTAAGATGTCTTATGTTATTAAATTCACCAACATTGATTGTCATTTGTATGCTATCTGAATCACTAGCAGAACCAACATCAAAGTTAAAATACTCACTTGTTTTAGAAGACCATATAGCATCAGGTTGACTTGTTGTGCCACCTAACCATAATCTATCTTCGTGAAATGTAATAGCTTGTGGATAACCTCTGTAATCAGAATAACTAGCTTCATCAAAATCAGTATCTGCTGTTGTACTAGCTAGTGTTTTTCTTACTGTTCCAGTTGCTACAGTTGCACTTGTAAATCCTGTAATAAGTATTTCATTACCTTTGTAACGTATAATAGTACCAACATGAGCAGAGTTAAAATAGTTAGCAGAGGTTGTTAATGTTACACCAGAACCTGATGTTGCACTTGGGGTAAGTGTTGTACCACTTGTTGCAAAAGCAAAGTATGGTTGAAACTTTTGGTCATTAGCATCTGTTTCATCAAAAGCAAAGGTTGATACTTCAAATGCTGTGGCACTTGTTCGTGTTATTTTTCGTATCATAAAGTCTGGGTGAGCAACAAACATAACATCAGCGTTCTGTGTTATAGTCATACGTTCAAGTCTTGCTTGAGTAAAAGGTAGTGCATTACTAGACGTATCTTGAGTTACAGCTGTTAAAGCTGTTACAGCACCAGTGCTTGCATTGATTCTAAATATATCTAATCGTGCATTACTAAAACACATGATATATTTTTCATCATCACTAAATAAGAATGGTTCTAATCTTTGCTCTAATCTATTAGAAAGATTAGGGGTTCCATTTAATGTAGCAATATATTCAGAGCCAGTTCTTCGTTTAACTCCACCTTCTGCTAATAAGAATAAGTTTCTTACTTCTTCTGCACCTTGAACATAAGTATTCAAATCAGTTCGCATAGTCATTGCTGGACTGATTTCTCCTCGCTCAAAGTTATTTTGAGGAATACGAATCTTCATTAGCTTATGACCTACGTTCTGTTATAAATCTACTTGTATTAAGTTTCCTTGTTGTTTGTTGCTGACTATCCATTGTTCTAGCTTTTTGCATAAAGAATCTTGCATTGTTAAACATCATATTTGACAATCCTTCATCTCTTGCAATACCTAAAGCAAATTGTCCAGCCAGTTCATAAACAAGTGCTTGTGTAAAATATGATGGAAAGTTTGCTTCTGTTTGTCTAAAACTAAAGTCTGCAATTACTTCATCATTCACTGTTGCATCACAAAATGCAGTACGTCCATATATATCAAATTGTATAGGACTTTTATTTACTGTTAATGTATGAACATATATTGAACTAGATGGGATAGCATATGCTGAATCATATCTACCAGTTGGTGCATCTGATAATCTGTTTAATACTTGTTGATTAGATGCAAACCTCCACCTTGTATTAACCAAAGCAGAGCGTGTTGTATCTTCATATAAATTTACAGCAACAAGAGCTTCATTAGTACCATCTTCAAAAGAAGTCATAGGTGAAGCACCTATTAGAACTAAAGCACGATTACATACATCAATCGCTGTGGTTGCTGTGGTACTTGTTACTGCCATTCAGATTAGGGGGATTGCTCCCCCTACTCCTAATTAGTCGCCATCTGTTTCAGCTACTGCTGTACCATCTGATACATCAACAACTGAGCCAGTATTTGAAAGCACGGTACAAAAATTTGTTGTTGGAGTATTAGTGTCCATAACAATAATTAAATCTCGTACATTCACCATATTAGCAGAGTCATTAAAATAACCAGCAGAATTAACAGTTGCAATCGCATCTGTTGTTTGATAAATCCAAAGATTTACTCCACTAGCACCACCTATTCGGTGTAATCCACTTGAACTATAAGCCATTTAAACCTCCTAAGTGTTATTATCTAAGAGTTCATAGACACCATTGTCATCAATAACAACAGCACCCATTGACATCATAGATGTGGTTAAATGAGAAACTCTTTCTGGAACATAATTAACTTCTGTTGAAACATCAGCACCAATTCCAAGACCAACTGCTGAAGTATGATAACATAAGTTTTTACCAGCAGATACTGCAGAAGTGCTGAACCACATAAATGATAACCAGTTCTTGGCTGTCATTCCACCAGCATATGGTAGTTGTGCTTCACCGATATAGTCTGCATTAGAAAACTCGTCAATAGTAAACAAGTCTGCAAAACCTTTAGGGTGCATTGCACAATATCTTTGTCCGTCTTCTGGAATGTCTGCTGTACCAAAAGTTTCGAATAATGATAACACATCAGCCCTTTGCAGTGCTGAACTTGTATCATGTATTTGTGTAGAGTTTGCTCCTGAATCCATAGCTGTTACAAGTATTTCATCAGTTTTTCTACCTAAAGCACCAGCGGCACTCATTGCGATTGCCTGTCTTTCATTGATATTAGTCTTCAATTCGTCCAACTTATCAATGTACTCAGGTGCATAATGGTCAGCCATTGTTGCTTCAACTGTGGTATGTGTAAGCTCCATTGGAGTTACAATTCCGTTTCTGCTCTTTGTATTAGCAGAACCTTTACCAATCTTTTGAAAACGTACTGTGTTACCTCTGACACTACCAACTGTTCTTACAGTATTCCTTAATTTAGAACCCATACGTTGATAAGCCAAATGGACTTCGCTTTCAAACTGCTTAATAAAGGCTACGTCTATGGTATTAGCCATATAACTTCTCCTTAAAACAATTAAAATTTACGATACTTTCGTACCAACACATGATTATCTGATTCTTTAGTGTCAATGAGGTTGCCTTTTTCAAGACCTCTACACGTTGAATTAGGTCACTTAATGTACTGTTGCCATACTTTTTTGATTATTGCAACGAGAAAAGTACAACATAGGTACATTTTTTAATGAAAAGTATTGATTGCTTATCTGAAAATCTAACTTTTTTAACCATGCAATAGTTTGTAAATGGTCACATGGAACTACATTCCATATCTTTGTATAGTCACTTTGCAATATATTTACTACTTGTAATGACGCTTTATAGAAACTTTTTTTCTTTTCATCTATTAGATTACTACCTAACGCCCAGACAATAGCATCATTAGAATCATCAATACCTACTGTACCAAACATACACATAGGTTGAGAATCATATAAAGCTGTTAATGTATTATGATTATGTTGTAATGGACAATGCAAAACTTCTGCTGGGTTTGCATCTTGTAACCATATCTCTCTTTTATCCATTT